GCCGTGCCGGCAGCCGGAGCGGTTGCCAGAGGATTGAAATTCTGACCGAGGATTTCGTTCAGCCTTGCAGACTGCGTGTTCGCCAGCGTGCCAAGATTGAGCTGGGCCGCCTGCGTCTGGTCAAAGATAGCCTGCTGCTCGGGAGAAAGCGTCTGTGTCGCCGTATAGGTCGGGACGTAATACCCCTTAGTCGACGTCCAACCGTCGGGAGTATACGTCTGTGACGAGGACGAGCCATTGTTTCCGGGTACCCAAACCTGGGTGGAATAGCTGTCGCCGTGCCCACCAGAAACTCGCCGCGTTTCGTAATGACCGGCAGACCCACCCGTCGCCACGTCACGGGTCGGAAGCGACGTGTGATATTGCCCTGAACCGTCAACCCAATATTGCTGCCCGTTTGGATCAGCGATGAAGTTCTTGCCGGTCTGGTTATAGGTCAGATTTCCATATGGCGTCACCTGATTGATGTTGTTCATCGCAGCATTGGCCTGCGCGGTGGCAACATTCGTGGCTGTTTGCGCCGCCGCCGTCTGCTGCGGATCAGGCGCCTTAGGAGCTGAACCCTTACCCATCGGTTACCTCGAGAACTTGTTGGATTGCCACGCCTCGCGGGTGGTCACGAAGATGTTTTCCGCCTTGTCCTGGCCTCTCAGGCGCGGAATGCGGTAATGCTCTGCGCCATATGCCTTAAGCATGCGGTGCTGGCCCGTATCTTCATCGGAGACGCGCTGAACGACCGCCTGGCAGCCGCAATCGATGAAGGGATAGCCGTACATGGCACGCAGCACGGATTTGGTAAGCCATCCCTTGACCCATGACGCGCCTGATATTTCGATGATACCGGCATCAGGATCGTAGTTATGATAGATCAGGCCGGCGGCGAGCTCGTCATCATTGAGAAAGACGGCTATTGCCTGGCACTTGCCGAAATCCTTGCCCCTCCCGGGCCAGATCCGATCGGCAACCAACCGCGCGAGCTTTTCCGTCTCGTCGCCGACGGCATATCGCCAGGTGAACCTCACACCATGACTCCGCCAGCTTCAAAGACGATATCATAGGAAATAAGCTCCACACGCGGATAAGGCGTGACGCCGCATGTCATCTGGATCTGTGGCGAGATCGCAAAGCCGGTCTTGCCGATCGAGGTCCATGTCGTTGTAATCGTCGAGACCGTGCCTGAATCCCACTTTGCAACGTCCCAAAGGCCTTCATCCCAATTGTCAGTCGCAAAGTCAGCGACCGAGGGTGGCGCGGTGGGCAATGAAATCTGGTAATTCGCCGATGCGGATATCTTTGGCTTGAACGGAACCGATGCCAGGAACGACGATCGAGCCGAATGGACGATCTTCGTGACGCCACGGAGACCGAGATTTTCCGGCAGACCTACATAGGTGCAGACATATGGCACGCCCGCATCATTGCCGCCGACTTCCATCTGCATGACCTTGCCGTCATTCGTGCCGAAAAACCCGAAATTGGCATACCGGCAGACGCAACGGGTATTCCAGCCGGTATATTTCGTCCAAGCGCCGGTCTGGATGTTCGCGACGAAGCAATATGGGTCGATATTGGCATCCGGAACGGGCAGCGAGACAACGGCCATGTTGAATTCCGGCCACTTCATGATTTCCCATGGCAGCGTTCGCCGCGCCGTGACTTCCTTCTTCCACTCCGGCCCGATCGGCACTGATATAGCTGCGATCGAAAGCGCAGCGATATCCTTGTTGACGGCTTGAGAGATCGGAATTAGGCCGTCCTCTGTGCCTACCAGCAGATCACCACCGACCTGCACCCATGCGTTCGGCCCCAGCGGCGGGGTGATCTTGTAAAGCCCGATCTTTTTCCAGTTTGTGGCATCGGATGGATTGATGCCCTGGTAAACCGCGACTTCGCCGCGATCGGACACAAACAGGCAGACGTCGTTTAAACCGCTTCCACTATCCTGCGACCACTTGCCCCCGAACAAGAGCGAGCCGCCTTCCTGAAAGACGCCCTGGAGCGAAAACAGCGAGAGCGCCCCATTGATGTTGTCGACCGGGAGGTAATAAGCCTCCATGGTATTCTTGCGGACGTAGAAGAGCCTGCTGGCGTAGCTCCAGACGAATGACAGATCCTGCGGCGTGGCGAGGCCGGTAAAGGAGTGGGCCGCCCAAGCCGAGCCGTCATAGTATCTCGGCGTATCGGCGCCATTGCAGACAGACAGGAAATTGCCGCCGGCATTGCCGAATTGCGCCGTGGAATAATAACCGGCTGTCTGCCCGCTTACGACCGGCGCGGGTATGACGTTCGGATCGGCAACGCTGGTGATCTCGAAAATATGTGTTTCGTCGGATCCGAAAAACTGTTCCGTCTCACCGCTCTTATAGGTCCATAGCCGCAGAACAGGCGCCGAGTTTGCCAGGGTCGCATAGACACGAGAGCCGCCACGAGCCCGTAAACTCGTTTCGGTCGGAAACCAGTTCTCAAGGATCTGAGCGCCGGCCGGTCGAGCGATGGCCAGATTTTCGTTCGCGATCCAACCGCGTGTCGGCGCCGGAAGGCTTGCCGTGCGGCTCTGGTTGCGCGTCTTCTGCGCGACTGGCTGTCTCATGGAGTAATCGCCCTCGGATAGGCAATCTTCACGCCGCGGGACATGCGCTTGCGGCCGGAGCGAAGTATCTTGGCGCCCTTGTCGCGGGACACGAGCCGTTCCAGCAGGCTTTCATAGTTCGCCATGTCTTCGGCGTAAGGAAGGCCCTTGTTGGCTCGCCATTGCCAGATGATGCCGAGTTCCAGAAGCTGCTCATCAAGCCTGAACGTATCGGTATCGTCTGTGAAGCGCGCCTTGTTGCTGCCGCCAGACGGTTTGACGATCAAGTTCGACTGATAGAAGAACTGGGCGGTTTCGCCGGTCGGCATGGCCGGCTTGATATGCATCTGGTTGCCGAAGATGATCCAGGCATTGATGACGAAATCGAAGCTCTGGACCTGTAAGCCAAGCCACTCGTCGATATCTTCGACACGCGACAGAGGGGTTTCGAGGGCCGATGACCAGACATTGGCTTCCGTTGCCATCCGATCGTAATCGGCTGGCAGATCGAAATCGATCAACGACCCATTGCCGGTCAGCGTGCAAATCGTGCTGAACAGCTGCCATTCATGGCCGCGGGCGATCCTCTCCGCCATCTCGTTCGCCAGACGGAATAGTTCCTGATACGGACGATCCGTCGACGAAGCTATGACGTCAGGCTTGTCCAGTCCGATGACCAGACAAGCGTTTTGGCAGACGGAGAGGAGCGACATCAGGCGGCGGCCTTATTGCGTTCCTGAAGCGCGGCGTTCAGCTCATCGGCCTTCTGCACCAGCGTTTCATGGCCGCACTTGTGGTGTGGTTTGTCACCGCCTTGCTCTTCAATCCAGAGACGGATGGTGTCATCGTCCCAATCGAAGAACGGCGAGGCATTGACGTCATATTCGGATACTGCAGGATCCGGTAGCGACGTCGGCGCCGGAGCGGAACCCTTCATCAAGGCCGCCAACTGAGCCTGCATCTGCTCCATCTGAGCACGCAAGGCCTCATTCTCGCCGGCGAGACGCACGATATCAGCCGAGCCGGCCGCCTTGGCGAGCCATGCCGATGCCTGATTCTTGAGTTCGCGGGCACCCATGCCGAGCTTGGCCAAATTGGCGCCGTCGAGGCCAGCGAGCGCTTCCGCCGTGAAGACATTGCAGGCTTCCAATTCCTTCCGCTTCGCAGCGCTGATGAAGGGGAGTTCTGTCAGGCGTGTGCCATCGCCGACATATTGCTGCCCGCGCTTGAACGCCTCATAGGGGCCGAAATGCAGTTCGGCATAGGTCAGCCGCTGATTGGTGATGGGATCGCGAACACTCGATCCTTCATGAGCCAGACCGACGAATTCGCTGCCACGGTCACCGGCAATGCGAATGCGAACCTTTTCGACGTTGTCATAGACCGGCCGGCCCTGTTCGGCGCTCTTGCGAGGATTGTGAACCGGATCGTCGAAGAACTCGACCGCGAGATGTTTGAAATCGGCATCCATGCCATTTTCCTTTCTGAGAGGGTGCGAGAAAGAGGGGCGACTTTCGCCGCCCCATCAATCGTTAAACGATCTGGCCCTGCAGGAACGGGCGGTTGATCTCGATAATGGCGAGGCCGGTCGACGGCGTGCCGGTGGTGGTGGACACCTTGGCATTGACGACCTGTTCGCCGTTGACCTGCGTATCATCCACGCTTCCGGGTGTGGCGGCGAGCATGAACACATCGGCTCCTGGCACCATGGCGTTCGGTGCCTTCACAGCGGCAGCGCCGCCGATCTGGTACCAGCCATATTGGTTGGCGACGTTGGCCGACATCGCGACAGCAACGGGACCATTGCCGCCGGTGGCCGGAGCAAGGGCAGTCGTGCCGAGATACTGGTCGAAGGTCACAAGGGAGCCGACGACGGTAGACGCCACACCCTTGAGATAGATGAACTCGCCCGCGCCATAGGTGGGATCCGAGGCGCGAACGATGGTTCCCAGCGGCACGCACTGCATGGTGCCGGTGGTTGCGATCAGCGGGAAGCCGAGGGAGTTTTCGTTGATGACATAAGCCATGATTGACCCTCCTTAAGCGGCCGGGTTGGAATCGTAGAGCTTCGCCGTGTGAAGCGGGTTGTTCAGCGTCAGGTTTCCGTAGAAACCGATGTGCTGGACAATCGCATCCTGGTTGACCGGCGACTGCTTGCCGCCGAACTTCACGAAGTTACGATCGGGGTGATAACGGAAGCGGAGTGCTGCCGTGTCGATGAAGTAGGTGGTATTGGACGGCATGGCCGAACCGATACCGCCTTCGAGCACCACGTCGACGGACTTGCCGGCGCCGTAGTATTTCAGGTTGGTGAAGCCCATCTTGCCGAGGTCGTTCACGTCGGTGATGCGCTGGATGGCGACCGTCGCGGCGGTATAGGCAAGGTAATGCTCAGACGACGAGCAAATGATGCTCGGGCCTTTCTTGCCACGGCTGCGGGCGATCATGATCTGATCGAAGATGCCCTTGACCGTGGTCGCATTGACCTGCGTGATGCCGCTGAACGCCGATTGGGCGTCGTAGGAGGTCGTGCGCCAGATCGGGTTGTTGACGCGCGAAATGCTGCCGTAAACACCCTGCGTCGGATCGGTTGGGATTGCGAACTGCAGGCCGCCGATCTGATTGGCCTGGGTACCGTCGGCGTGGATGTCTTCGACGAACCGATCCTGAAGTTCGGTTTCGGCCGCGGACATATGCTCTTCCATGATATCCTTGAGCTGGTTTGGGCCAGAGTTCTTCAGGATATCTTCGCCGGAGAGCGTCACGGAGACGGCGGCGAGCTTCGGCGTGAACTCGGCATCGTTGAAGAGTTCGGCCGGCGTCGGGTTCAGGTATTGGTAGCCCGAATAACGGACATAGGTACCGGTTTCGTTATAAAGCAGACGTTCGCGGATCGTCGGACCGGAAAAGGTCTTGAACTGTCCGTTCTGCTTCATGACGTAGAGAATGGCGTTGGAGTTCGATACAAGGTCTGCGTAACCCTGCGATCGATCCTCAAGCGCCAACGAAAACGCTTCTTGCAAGCGTGCGTCGGTAACGAGAGCCATGGCTCTGTGCTCCTATCGAGGTTTGATCAAAGCCCGACCGAGGCAAATGCGCGGTCGAGAGCTTCACGGGATGAGGCAGGCTGCTTGCGGTTTGCCGGGTTTGAGCCGGAACTTGGAGCACCTGTGGTGGAGAGCTGGCCTTTATTGGTGCGGGTTTGAGCCGCGTCGGCCGTTGCTGCCGCAGGTGGCCTCTGTGTCTGCGCGGGTGCGGGGTTGAGCCGTTCCGCCAGTGCATAAGCCTCTGCGAGTTTCTGTTCCAACGGAAGGTTCGCATCGATGCGCCCGCTTTCGAGGAAGAATTTGATATCATTCGCCAGCTCTTCGAAGCGCGGCTTGTCGGAGCTGAATTGCTGGACATGTGCGAGGGCCGCAGATTCCTTCTGTGACTGGATCGATGTGGAGACGCCGTTCAGGCCACTTTTCAGGGAAGCGATCTCATTGCGCAGCTCGCGGATGATACCTTCCTGCTGGGCTGCATTCTGATCCGGTGCCTGCCCCATGACATGAGCGGCGACCTGACGAAGCGACAGACCGAGGTTCTGGCAGATCCGGTCAAGACCGGCGAGCGGATTTTGTGCAAGAAGCTGCTCGATACCGTTGTAATGGTCGAACACTTCCTTGAAGGTCTGGCCGTTGGCCTTGATCTGCTTATCGAATTCCCGATACGGCTCGAAATTCTGACGGTGCTGCTCGATACCGGTTTCCAGCTCCTTCAGCGCCCGTGTGACTTCGGCGCGAACCGGCTCCGGCGCGGAAGCCCAAGCGGATTTTGCGTCCGCTGAGAA